CCAGTGCCATATCTCGATAATCTGTCATATTTTCTTCCTTTTTCTCAGTTTGTGCGTACATTATAGCACCTATTGGCCTAAATGTCAAGCATTATTTTCACTTTTAGGCAATATCACCGTGATATTGAGTGCCGATCTGCAGGAATACACTTCCCTCGACTCGGATTTGCTTCTGCTTACCCACGAAACCGACCTCGCACTCAGTTTGAGGGGTCATTCCCGCCTCCTTGAGTACATTCCGGGCGAGGAGATCGAATTTGAGGAGCTTTTGATCGCTCAACACCTTGCCAAGAGTCGAAGGAACCCACTTTTCCACTTCCTTGAGTACTGTTTCCTTGCGGACCAACTGTCCGTCATGGCTTAAAGTGTGGCGATCCATGCCTAGCGCCTGCTCCCGCATGCTGAGGTATGAGCCGTTGACCGAGGTTACTGCGTTTACTGAATAAATTGACATATTTTCTTCCTTTTTTTGAGTTTGTGCGTACATTATAGCACCTTTCGTGCTAAAAGTCAAGCATTAATTTGACTCACTTTGTATCAAAAAAGAACTCATTTTCGATTTTCGCAAGTTTAGACTCTAATGACACGTGGGCCTCTCTCTCTTCGTCACACATGTATTCTTGTCTAAGTGTTTGATAATACTCGAAAAGAATTCCTCGTAACGTACTGATTTCATTGATGTTTAATTTTACGTTTTTCTCAATCATAGTTATTTCCTTTTTCTCAGTTTGTACCGTCATTATACACGAGTTTCACGAAAAGTCTAACGGAAAATAACGATAGTCCTCTCGATATCAATCGGAAAATTCAATAAGAAAATGCTTGACATTCCGGTCATTAGGTGCTATGCGGCAATCGGCCTGTCGGATTAGTTCCGCCTATTTCCGGCATTCCACCCATTCCGATGTTCATGCCTAGTCTTAGTGAAACGCTGTCTCGCTTTTGTCTCTTATAACGAAACGCTGTCTCACCTACAGTACATATACCGTTATAATGTCTCGTTTATAGATCAAACTGTAAAGCTAACTCCGCAACCGCAAGTACCTACGGCATTGGGATTCTCTAATGTAAAGCTACTACCCATGATATCTTCTTTATAATCTAGCGTGCTTCCTACTACATAACTATATGATAAGCTATCTACGAGTACTGCTTCATCTATTACGGTATCATCGTCTGCTTTTGCTTCTATGCTGAATCCGTATTGAAAGCCGCTACATCCTCCTCCATGTACATAGACTCTTAATAGCTTGTCTCCGTCTTTAAGAGAATTTGCTTTTTCTTTTGCTTTTTCCGTTAAGATTAATGCTTTCGGTGTGTATGCTTCTATCATTGCTAATGTGTCTCCGTTGGGAATCTTAACTTATGCTCTTGGAGTCTTTGCTCGTATCTGTCTTGGATCTCATTGTAGTTAATGATATAATCTTTTGCTTTGTGTGTGCTTATCGTAAAAGTGTCTTGATGGTCTGCTTCTGGCGTAAACTGTTGTCCTGCTTTCTGTTGTATTGTCTGCCAATTGTCTTCTAGATAGATTATTGTAGGAAGTTTTCCTGTGAGACGTTTTATGTTATTACAGAAGTTGTTCTCTCGTTTTGCATATTCTTCCATCCATTTGTCCACTCTATCTACTTCTGCGTGAAAGGGTTTGAAGTCCTTATCTATAGCTTCTTGTGGGCTGGTTGATCCTGTTTTTCCTACCATGATTCCGCTGAGTACTGTGTCTATCTTTCTTTTTCTTGTCGATAGTATAAACTTCCAGCCGCTTGGGTCTGTAGGCAATAAGTTGATGTTGTGACTGTGGAGCGTGATAGGTGATGTCCAGTCGTTCATTGTCTGGATCGCTTGCTCGTCAGTGTACATGTCAGACATATCAGAATCAGGAGAAGTGTACAATTTGAATCCTTGATAGACAGGATTGTTTTCATCGTACACGCCTTCAAGAGAGATAAACATTCTTTCTGATGCTTTCAGAGAGTGGTGCAAGCCAAACACGATACGTTTACTGCCGGTTCTTCCTATTGGCGAACAGATATAATATTTCATTATACTTGTTTGTCCTGATAGTCTTTGATTGCTGCCTTGATAGCGTCTTCGGCTAAGACTGAGCAATGAATTTTTACTGGAGGCAATGCTAGTTCTTCTGCTAAGTCTACGTTCTTTATGTCTTTTGCTTCGTCTAAGGACAATCCTTTGACCCATTCTGTTAATAGGCTTGATGATGCGATTGCTGATCCACAGCCGTAGGTTTTGAATTTGGCGTCCGTGATGACGTTGTTTTCGTCTACCTCGATCTGTAAACGCATGACATCACCGCAAGCAGGTGCTCCTACCATGCCTGTGCCTATGTTTTGCTTTGCTGGATCGAATTTGCCTACGTTGCGTGGGTTCTCGTAATGATCAATAACTTTATCTGAGTATGCCATTTGCTTTTCCTTATTGTATGTTAGTCGTAGGTATTACGTTTTTAGTAATCTCTTCCCACCACTCTCGGTATTCTGGGAAGGTATCAGGAAATGATTCGTTTCTTATTTTGTCAGTCGTTGTTATTTCTTTTATAAGGTGAGTTGTCCACAACATCTGCTCGAAATCTGACCAAGTATTGTTGAGATAGTCTGATAAAGTTTGAAATTCGTTTACCGTGGCTTGTGTTCCATTGTTCTCTTCAATCCAAATGATATGGTCTGCTATCTTTGCTTGTATCTCTTTTTTAATGTGATCCGGGAGAATCTTTACTGAATAATAACCAGGTTCATGGAGCAAGTTAAAACGAATTTGATCAATATCTCGAATAATGTTATTTTCAAAAAGATATCGATGCATGTCAGTCATAGTGTATGCGCTCATCATGCTGACCGTTGGTGATATAACAAAGTCTACGTTGGAATAGTCCCTTAGCGTTTTTATGTTTTGCTCTATCTTATTCCATTTTACGTTGCCATGCCTTATGTAGTTTGCTCTTTCTCCGACGTTATCTATGCTTAGGCCGAGGTGAACTGACCTAAATTGTTTCCACAGATCAGGCAAATACTGTTTATTGTAATTTAGCTTAGTCATGTTTGTATTGTACGCAAGCTCAACCTCGCTTGCTCTGCCTGTCTCTATGATCTTTCTGAGCGTGTCATAGTGTTCTGGCATAATCAGAGGTTCGCCGCCTGCAAAGTATGCTCTCTTCACGTTGACATACTGATTGTCAAGAGGATCTTTTTCTGTGTACGCTTTGAGTTCTTTGTAGATTCCTTTGCCGTTGTCGGCGTTTTCTTTTGACCAGGACGTGCTGTATTTATCACCACAAGTGCGGCATTTGAGATTACACAGATTGCTGTAGCGAGTGTCGAGATACTTTAGTTTAGGTTCTAGATAACCGTCTTCTTTTATAGAATTTAACACTGGCTCAACTGAGTCGCTGAATGCTCCATTCAAAGCTCCTCTATATGTCTGGAACCCAGCGGCTTCGTTCTTATAACACGTTTTGCAAAAATCAGGACGAGATACTCCATTAATCATATCAAGTCGCAACTGTTTCATTTTGTCGCTATTAAAAATTTCTTCAATAGTTGAATCTGATACTTTGCCTACATTTTCCGAAATTGTAGGAGATATACAACAAGGCTTAACATTGCCCTGTGTGTTTATATGTAAATGCACAAAAGGCAGTATACAAAAAACGCCGTTATCTTTCATGATTTCCTTACACTGACTGCTGCTGCTCTGCCTCCGAAGCCAAAACTTGTTTTCATAAACCTATGGTATTCTCCGGTTACAGTTTTTTCTTTGAGTGTGAAATATTTATCGTCCGTGAAAGGAGTTTTAAGTCCTGCGTTGCCTGGTATAAAACCTCTTCTCATTGCCTCAGCACCTAGTACTAGTTCTGTGAGACCTGATGCACCCATCATGTGTCCTATCTGACCTTTGTTGCTGTACAAGAAGCCGCCAAGGAATATGTCCTTCAGTACATCGTACTCGATAGGATCACCTGTAGGAGTGCTTGTAGCGTGTGCGTTGAATACTTTGTAATCTCTTGGCTGTGTATCAGCTTGTTTCATTGCTTTTTCAATAGCAATTCTAGCACCTGTGCCGTTCTTGTCTGGCTGTAGTACATGCGCTGCATCGTTTGCAATGCCGATACCGTCAATCACCCAGCGGATATTAGCTCCTCGTGCTTCTGCTAGTTCTAGCGGCTCTACTACAACATACACGCTGCCTTCGCCTATGACAAGTCCATCTCTGTCTTTGTCCCAAGGAGTGCTTTTGTTTGTTTTGCTCGCAGCGCCTAACATTTGAAAATAGATTGCGGTGATTGAGTTAGCCATAAACTCTGTGCCGCCTACGATGGCTGCTGTGTATCCGTCTGTTTGCATATATTTCTTAGCAATGTCTAAGGCTTGTATGGAACTCACACACGCTGCGCTTGTGCCTAGACTAGGCCCTTTGAGTTTGAAATGACTACTAACATGATTACTTACATAGTCCTGAGCACTACTCAATAGAACATTAGGATGAATGCGTGTCTTTCCTTGACACAGTTCGTTGCCCACTCTGCCTAGATTAGCAGAACCGCCTCGTACTGTGCCTACAACAACAGGAGTATCTTCAGGTAAATCTAGTCCTGACATTTTGACTGCTTGATCTGCTGCAATGAGACTTGTAATCACATTAGGATCTAGTGTGCTTCTATCCTTTTCTCTGACTAGTTCGCTAGTGTCTACGCTATCATAATTGCAATGAAATGCTTTTTCAATTTCAAGCATAGGTTCACTGTAGTGTCCAACTTTATTGAAGTCGGAAATATTTACATCAAGGTCTAATAGTCCCCTCATGTTTTCGTCAATGTTATTACCAAGAGGCGAGACGATGCCTACGCCTGTCACTGCTAGTTTCATATTAATCCTTTGCTTTACAAATTGTGTAGTCTGCTATTTCTATACCGTCTTCCGCCATTTTTATACAATGTTGGATTGCGAGCGCAATCACTCTCACATCAAGCTTAGGAACATCCCATTCTTCTATCATTTCGGTGTCTGTGTAACCAGGACAGATTTGTGCTATCCTTACCGTTCTATCTTTTTGTACTAATGCTTTACAGTGCGCTTCATTCAATGACTTTTTAGCATTCGTGTAGTTAGGAAATTTCACAGTGTCTTCTGGGCTATAGTATTTTGAAAGACTGCCTACATTTATAATTTGCTTCTCTGTGTATTTCCATTCTCCATACACTGTCTCAAACAGTAGTTGCTGTGCTGCTGGAGTTGTTTTACTGAAAGCATTGTTGATGAATATATCTGCATCTAAAATGTGCTTAATTATAGACAGGTCGTCTATAGTATATCCGTCTGTAATATCTAGACACACCACTTCATGGTCAGCCTCTAGTAAATTTTTAACGGCTAGTCCTATGCCGCTAGAGGTCCCAGTGATTGCTATTTTCATAATTTGTCTAATCTTTCATTGAGTTCTTCCCACGAGATATGAGGAAAGAATGTTGCAGATATTGTCAAGCGTTCTTCTGTTGCTTTTGTCATATCAACTGAGTGAGGAATGTCTGTCCGTACAAACGCTGACTTTATATTTATATCTTTGGAGTAAACTTTATGCTTTGTGTCTATTACAGAATAACCAGTTGGTGTATTCTTTTCTTTTGAACGGTTGTTGTCAAGTTCAAGCATAACATGTTTTAGCACAGGTCCTACACGCCACCAGTTCAGTATACTATTATCACCTGATGCGTAGTATGCAAGTCTCCATGAATATGATTTGCCTGGCTCGCCGTCGATGTGAGGAGCGGAGTCTTCTCCTGGTTTGCCAGTGAACGCTGTAATAGATGCTACTTCCAAGTCTAACATCTTAGCGAGGCGTATCATATTCTTAGTGAAATCTGTCCGTAGAATTGATTTGTCTTTGATAGCATGATGAGTCAACCTCTCGTTATCAGGATGACTCACTGTTTTACCGAATATTTCAATATCTCGTTGAGTAAGAGGAAAAAGAGTATTCTCTCTTATGTAATTATTCACTGCAATATCTCGAATGTTGTCTCCGTGATTTTAATCTTTAGAGTGCCATCTTTATTTGTCATACTTTCTAAGTATTCAAGAAAGCGCATGACACCTTCCTTTCTTCCTATTTGATAGGACATAAAACCGCACCCTGCCATGAGGAAGAGCGTAACAGCGTAATAAATTTCCATAGTCATTTTTTCTTCCTCTCAGATTGAATGCATTTACCGCAACAAGTTCCTATCAAATGATATTTATCAGTGTCACTAGAACGAACATTGTTACAGACACAAAGGATCATTCTTCTTTGATAAAGATGCCGTCTACCATCTTACCTTTACGGTCTTTGATATCGTCATACGCTTGCTGCAAACACTCAGCAATCGTGATATTGTTGCGTTCTGCAATGTTGATTAGTACTACAATGATGTCACCAATGTCGTCACGGACATCTCGTTGCTTACATACATTGTCAGACAGTTCGCCCACTTCTTGAATCAGTTTACACACCTGATCCTTGTCAGTGGCGCCATCGATTAGATTGCGGTCATGATGCCACTGCCTAATCTTGTAAATAAAATTCTCACACATTCCTTCAGTTGACATCTTTTTTATCCTGTAGCTGTTGAATGAGTTCCATCAAAACACGAAGCTCATCTGCGTCTCGTTCAGTATCAATTTCAATTTGAATATTAATTAGCATAATTTACCCTTTCAAGGCCAGACAGGTCTGCCTCGTAGTATTAGACCATACAGTTCTTGCCAGTTCTTTACCTTTCTGGCTTTACCTTTGTACTTCATGTTGTGAGCATGTTCCATTAAATATGTATCAAAGCCTAGCCTTACACCAACATCAGCATTTTCTGGCTTGTCTTCAATCCAGACTGCACCAGGATACTTTACTGCTGCATGACCGAGTGCATCGTCTTTATCAGCACCACATTCTAAACAGATAACATCTTTGAATGTGTTTGGACCAAAAATCTTTTTGAGATTGCGTTCTCGTAGCAGTTTAGCATAAGGATCTAAACTTAAGCTAGTGATTGCCACGAAACGATACTGCTTCTTCTCGTGGAGCTTTTTGATATAGTACTGTGCATCACGCAACGGTGGCAAGAAGCCAATCGCTGCTGATTCGTTGAAGGTCTTGATTAGACGCTTCACTTTATCTGGCGCCATTTGATACGCCATTGCCATTGAATAGACATCTTTCTCGCCTAGTTCATGGCCTTGCACTTCCATCCATTGATGAAATGCATATTCCCAATCGAGACATACACCGTCTATGTCAGTTAGGATTATTTTTTCTTTAAACATCATTTTCTTTTTTTCTCCTTCTTTACTTGGGCTTCACACACTTTGTGTAGAAACAAAGCCTCTGCGTTCCAGTCCATTTGTTTCATTGTTCTTGGACTCAGGTCTTTCGCTTCTTTGAGTGTTATACCCATTTCGTTTTTAATAAAATCTTTTGCTAATTCGTGTTGATTGCCCCATGCTTCAACTTCCCATGGTTGCTTTTTGTATGGCACATCAGTGAAGTCCTCACCGTGCCACAGTTCTCTTCTGTTGACAGTTTTCAATTCACCAGTCACAAACTGTTTCATGTGAATTGATTCGTGTGCTAGAAAACTGATATAATCATAGAGAGTGCCACGACTGTGAGATTCGATGAGGACTTCATTACGTCCCATCTGCTCACACAATCCAGCAACATCATCTTTGATTAAATTCTTAATCTGTAAATCAATTGTTAGACTGCGTTTGCGAGGCATCAGTTTCTTAACAAAGAATCTGATAGCAGACTCACCGAGATTGCGCTGCGTCTTTGTGCCGCCTTCTATACTAATTGATATCATTTCATTTCCTTTTCTCATTTTGTACAACCATTATAGCACACAAATACGGCAATGTCAAATCCGTAAGTCATTGATATCCTTGGAGATTTAAAATTAATTTCTGTAATGAAATCAATCACTTAGAGAGGCGAGCTGTCTTTCTAGGTCAGCACACTGCTTTTCGGCAGCTTCTATGTCATAATTACTGCCGGAGGTGTAGTAGTTTTCGAGTGCCTGTTCGGCTGAAAATAGCATTTCAATTAGTGTATCTTTTGTCATTGCTTGACTCCTTTATTAATTTGTAATACCATTATGGCACAAATTAGAGTCAGTGTCAAGTTATAAATAGTATACAGTTTAAAGGAGCGTTAAATGAGTGCAAAGTCAGATAAGTATGAAAAAGACGTAGCAGATGCAATAGATGCTACACCTGGCGTCACTGCTGAAAGACCGAAAGTAAGCGTAAAGTTTGCAGATGTTCTGATTACAGAGCACAATAACAAAAAAGTAACTAAACCTGTTTGGGTTGAAGTTAAGATGAGCCACACTGACAATTTAGGAAATCCACGAGTGGCATGGGACGGCAAGAAATGGACTGCATCATATGCTCCTGGAGAACAGTCGCCCATAAAAGATTTTGCAATAAAATACCTATCAGAGTCAAGAGAAGTGAAGAAGTTTATTGCAGACCTTGCTAAATTTTCTGGAATAAAAAATCCCAAAATACCAACCACTAAAGGCGGACTAAAAGATCCAGATGCTGTGCCATTAGATGTTATGAAAAAGTTTTTTAAAAATAAAACTCAGTACATACTTGATATAAAAAATGTTGATTTGGGTAAAATGGTGACTCAACACTACTTAGTTGGAAAAGCAGAGCCAGCATACTACATGCAAGCAGGCGATGATTTCTACCGAATAGGAAATCAAAATCCTTTAAAACTACCAGCAAATATTCCTTTATTGTCCGGTAGAGGCGATTTTAAAATGAGAATAGGTTTGAGATCAGACTTTTATGAAGTACAGCCTGAAATAAAAATCGTAAAAATGCCATACAGTAATTATTCAATAAAGCCTGGTACATCAAAAAATAACCCATTTGAAAAATGAACAAGTCATACTTTTTATTCAAGACCAAGGAAGGTCATTACATAGTCGAGAATAAAGACGTTCACAAGGTACCTAAGCCTCGTGAGATGCTCACTCGTGCTGCCACTGTAGAGGCAGTGCGTGACTATGCCGCTAAGAATAAAATAGAAGTTGACATTGACAAAGCACGAGCAAAGTCTAAGCACACTGAAGAGACTAAGCTAAAGATAGGCGCAGGCGTGAAGGCTAATCACGGACACAAAGACGGTCTAACAGAATCTCATAAGTCTAAGATTAAAAAGACTATGACAGGCACACGCCAAGACTACATGAATCCTATGTACGGTAGAAAGCACAAAGACTCTACCCGACAAAAGATGCATGATGCTTGGAAGAAACGTGTACGTAAGCGTTGGATATGTGGCCCAGAAGGAGCTTTCCTAGTTCCTAAACATGAGCCACTACCCGAAGGCTATCAACTTGGAATGAAGTACGACAAGTATCGTCCTGAAGACTAGAGAATATACTCAAAGTTATTTGAATTTTCGTTGTCTCCGATCATCTTCGCTCCATTCTTCAAATGAAAATTTTCTGCCATCTCTGTCTTAGGCGACAGTGTAACAACTCTAGGCCAATAGCTTCTTGAAATTTCTTGATGCTCTTGCTGTACAAAGCGAAGCAGACATTCAATAATCTGTCTGCCTGCTCCCTTCTTGTAAGACCAAACAGTATAAGGTGACAAAATCATCTCTTTTCCTTCTTTTGATGTTAAGTCTTTCTCTTCAGTAGGTACACCGAATGTCAATGCACAACATACTATGGCAAGAACTTCGTTGTCTTCGACTAGTGCAAATGCTTTATTTCTGCCACTTGTTCTAAACTCAGCAGAAAGATGCGGTCGAACAGGATCATCCTTAATATAAGGTGCGATTTGTTCTTCTGTTAAATGCACGAAATTTCTCATCAGATAACCACTTCGTCTGGGGCTGATTTGCCTTTCCTAGCTCTAGGAGTTTTTGTAACAGGCTTTTTCTTGGCACTTTTTCGAGGCGGTTTATTATACTCCTCGATTCCGAGGATTGGCAGACACTTCTCTAGTTTAGGATAGAGTTTCAATAACTCTCCATCTTTAACTGCGGTGAGAATCTTAGCTTCTTCGTGTTGTACTGCTTCGAGAATATTGACCCACTGTTGTTCACGCTTCCATGGCGGTAGATTGCTCATATTGCTAGTAGGATCAATAAACTGCTTCACTCTGCGCCATTCAAGCATTAATGTAGTCTCGCCCATGCCTGCAGGAATATCATCTTGAATCTTTGCTGTCTCTGGCAAACCTTCTGGCAATTGCCAGTCTACTTTCTCAGCACCTACACCCAGACGAACCATTGGCACAACTGTCTGATTCTTAGAAGCCCATGTCTTGAGTCGTTCTACTTGTTCCTCTGGCTTGTCGGCATCGAACACCCACTTAAAGCCTTCGTCTACTTGTCTAAAATTATTATTCATCTTCATCTCCAAAAGATTCTAACTCATCTTGTTCTATGAGCATAGCAAACTCAGCTTTGATTTCTGCGAGTTCTCTTGCCTTTCGCTGCTCATCTGTTTCTTTCAATGTGTCAACTTCAATTAACACTTCTCTATTGCTCATAATTTCTCCTAGAAGTCGGCCATCACCTCAAGCATGTTCTTCATTTTGTGCTTGATAAAATAATTTAATAGTTGAGACTTATCGCCTCCCTGTTGCCGTTCGTAACTACTTATAATCTCATCTTTGATGTCTTGTGGAGTCTTAGTTAAGTCTACAAGCATTTGATTACGATTGTAACCGTGAGACATATCAGCAGTGATCCACTTCTCAGGAGGAGTTTTCTTCCACTCTGCTAGTAGATTCTTACGAATAGACTTTTGCCTAACGCCTTCAACAAAACAATTGTCTGCCGAAAGCATGTTAGGCACACCGTCACCTTTATCTCCTGTGATGATGTGTTCCATCAATACTTGTTCAGCAGGCTCTTTGATTTTGATCCACTTCTTCTGTGCAGGCGAGTACTGTTTCACATTGCTCCACTTCTGTAACTGATTGAAGTCATGGTCACCTGACAACACTAGAAAAGGAATCTGTGTGCCTTCATCAAACAAACCACCGCCTTCGCCTGCTGTCTGTGAATACTCAGCGAGTGTACCGATAACATCATCAGCCTCAGCGCCGTCAACATCGATTACAGGATAAGGAAAGTACTCATCTAATTCCTGACGAATAGTATTGAGTGCCTCGAATATAGCAGACCAATCATGGGCGCTGTCATCTCGTGCTTTCTTTCGGTGTGCCTTGTAGTAAGGGAATATATCTCTACGCCAATAGCGTTTGTTGTCGCAGGCAATTACTACCTCATCACCAAATTCATCTGAGAATTTGTTTTTGTATGAGCGTATTGTGTTGAGTATCATGTGACGCATCAATGGCAAATTGACCTCGATGTCTGAACCGCCACGATGACCCATCTCACCCATGAATGTAGCAATTGCTACTTGATTAAAGTCCACTACCATCATGTTATATAACCCTCACAATAACCATCGAAGGAAGTAATCGCTTGCGAGGTGCGAGTTTCTTGCCACGAATCGTGTCAACATATTTGTGCAGTCCGTTCTTGCGAGCTGCCATAAATTCAGGCATCTGTGTCTCAGGCTTTCGCATTGTCTTCTCATAAGACTTTGCTTCTGAATAGTTATCTATACTGGTGCCTTTCACACTTAGCGTACCTTCATACTCTGACGCATACACACCGATCTTTTTACGAGCAGTGTCATACACCCACACTTCACTTGCACCAATGATGGCTACAGGATCAACTGACTTGAGGTTAAGTTCGGCAAACTCCTTGAGATACTTGAGACGGCGAACAATCTTTGTTTTGTCTGTAGGCTTCTTACGGCGAATACGGACAATCTTCTTTGACTGTTTAGTCTCAAGTAGACCTGTTTGTAATTGAGAATAAAACTCTACGAGCTTTTTAACCAGTGACAGTTTAAGATGACTGTAGCCTTCTACTAACTGCTTGTCCCACTCACTAAGTTCGCCTTTGAGATTGCGAAGAGCCAACAGTTCACGCCACTCAAATGCCATTTCATCTAGCTTTGTGTAGGCTGTTGTAAGTTCTGCTGCGTTGAGTTTGTAGCCTTCAACAAATGATTCTATATTGACTTTGCCGTTCTGTGCAATCGTAGCCTGTGCATCTTCTACACCATCGAGAAAGTTATCAAGATTTTTTCTGATAGGCACGACTTTAGGTGCTTCTTCTTTGTCGGCAACATAAGCATTGCCTTTTGCTACCAAATCATCTTTGATAGAGTGAAGGTAGTTTTCATGTGCCTGTGTCATGTAGCCGAGCTTAGACCAAATGTAACCATACTTTGCGATAGAATAGAAAGTAGAATCAGGCGACTTCAGAATGCTTGTTACATCATCTGCTGAAAAGTTCGCCTTCATCCACTTCTTGATGTGAGGCACACCAGACTTGTCGGCAACTTCGTAGTGAGTGAAATACTCACAGTCACGAAATGCTGCCTCACGGTCTGCCTCGTCTGTGTACTCTTTGAATTCTCGCCATTTAGGTTCTGGGAGAACGTAAGTACTGCGTTGTCGTTTTGCCATTATAGGACTCCTTATTTTCATTACATCCGTAATTATAACACCTAGGAGTCACTATGTCAAGCATTAATCTGCTGATCTAACATACTCATTTTGAATAGAAAAATCAATGACCTTATCAAATTTGATAGTTCTCCAGCCTTGCTTCTCTGTGTCGAACACGGTAAGAATGCCGGTAGCCTTTGCCTTTCCGGTGCCTTTTGTTTCCGGCACAATAGACTCTTGTAGAGTACACTTCATATCACGCACTGTGCCATCAGCTTTTTCAAACTGGACATTGCACTCGTAGCGATTCAGATAATCTAATACCTTGCCTTGCCATGCTGCTTCATTTCTTTCACGGTGGTAGTTCATACTTTAGTTCCTTTCTTATCAATTAACCATTCAAGTTTTCTGCGGACTCGTCTATCAAGTCGCTGTACATGTTGCATATCGTCTTCGGTGATTTCCATATCATTTTCTGGTTCAGTCTCAGATTCAGGCTCTTCGATGCCGAACTCTTCTACATCTGGCTCTAAGTCTTTCTCTGATATAAACGTGATACTTTCACCTTTACGCTCTTTCATGCTCATATTAGCCGCTACAACAAGCAAGATAGCCAACGGGTCAAATACAAGTATTAATAGTATTATAACAAACCTGACAGTTTTGTCAAGTGTTTCTTTATCTGTGTCGCCATATACCATTTCGGCAACATATAATAGAGGCCCGACCTCAACCTCAATTAGCAATTGCTCTGTCTCCAGTACTAGTTTTTCTTCCGACAAGGCGTCAATGGCTGCTACTGCTGCGTCAATTGAGGCGTTCAATTCCTCCCTTTCTGCTGCTTGGCTCTCTCTTGTAGCTATCGCACCATCATCACCACGAATTCTGTCGTAGTCTATGAGTGTTTGTACTGTGTCGTCTAACTGTGCTAGTACCGTCTCTGCGTCTGCTATACGTCTCTGCTCAGTTTCTATGCGTCTATCAAGCCTAGCGACTTGTAGTGTGTTATCGCCTGTAGAGACGCTGTGCTCGAGGTGTGCTTTACTGAGAAAGCCAAAGATGCCCATCGATGTGATGACGGACAGAATGATGACAGCAACCGTAAAGTATGACTTCATGGCGAGTGCTGTTTTGTTCCAGTATCGATACAGCCACGATGCCGTGACAAGTTTCGCTACCTCTAATACAACACCCATTGCGAGAATAGGTTCTGCTGCTGCAGGAAAGATTGCCATGAGACCGACAATCGAAAAATAACCTGCTACTGTAGATACTGCCAATGCCGAAAATAGTAAAAGTGCTATGAATAACATTTTGGTGTCCACTCTATGGGCTCGAAATCAGCCAGAGGTTCTTTGTTCAGGCGAATGTTGAGCATGGAATTTAAACACTTAGGATCGTGTCGTTGTTGCCACTGTAGGAGAAACTCTTGCATTTTAGCCCACGACTTCTTGTCGAACTCTGCAATAGTTTCCTTCTCAAGTTGTCCTTCGTACTCTAAGACATACTTTGAAGACCCATAATATTTTTCATACAGGCGTTGTGTTTTGCCTGAATAACCTATGTAGTATGTGCCGTCTGGAAAATAAGTACAATAAACTCTATGTACCTGTTTCTCCTTCGGCTTCCTTTTCTTCACTGTCATCTAGTGTTCCTTCATCATCAGAAACACTATTTATAAAGTCTTCAGCAGTCGTAAACTTCAGGTCAGTATCGTTCTTCTTGCTGAAGATTTTGTCCCAGTTATCGGCGAACTTTTTATCGTCAGCACCCTTGCGGCGTGCTGAACCCTTGCCCCCATGCCATTTTGTCATTACCAATCTTCCTCTATATCTTCTTCATCTATGAAGTCATCGAGCGATGCTTCAATCTCTAACTCTGCACCACAAAAAGAACAAAAACTTACTACATAATGCCTGTCTGACATGTCGTGGCGTACTTTATATTCTGCCTCACACTCTTCGCATTCTACAGTTTTATTGATTATGATACTATCTGACATCTTATTCCCGCCTTTTCTAAAAACTCCTGTCCACAACCTTTTGTTGCGTTATACTCATTTATATAGTACACTTGCGAGATGCCAGCTTGATAGATAAGTTTAGCACACTCAATACATGGAGTATGAGTGACAAACAATGTAGCACGTAGGCTTGACTCTGTTGAGCTACATAACTTCATTAGCGCATTTGCTTCTGCGTGAAGGACTTCAGGTTTTGTTTTACCATTCTCTTCACAACAATTGTCCCAACCAGAGGGAGTACCATTGTATCCTATTGACAGTATTCTGTTGTCTCGTACAATGACACACCCTACTTGTAGTTTTTTAGCAGAAGATAACAATGCGGTATCTTTTGCTACCTTAACATAATATTGTATCCATCTATCTTTCAATACTTCCCATTCGGTCATGCCCAAACGTCTCCCCAATTACCTGAAAGTGCTCCACGAGCATAATCAGTTGCTCTATTCTCAAAAAAGTTTGTGTGAGTAGGAGCATTAATCATTTCTTCTACCCACGGCAATGGATTCTTCTTAACTTTAAAGATGCCCTTGAGTCCAAGACTAATCAATCTTCTGTCACAGATGTAACGAATGTACTTCTTCACATCTTCTGAGGTTAGATTCTCCATAGCACCCATCGCAAACGCTAGATCAATGAACTGATCTTCTAATTCTACCATCTTCTCTGCGATAGTATAAATCTTACCTTTGAGGCTATCGTTCCACAGGTCAATGTTCTCGTTTACATATTCACGGAATAATTTAATCATGTTCTCGGCGTGTAAAGTTTCGTCTACGATTGACCAAGTAACAATCTGACCCATGCCTTTCATCTTACCATGGCGTGGAAAGTTCAACAACATAATGAAAGACGAGAACAACTGCATACCTTCAGTAAATGCTGAAAACGCCGCAATGTTAGTAGCGATTGTTGTCTTGTCTTGTGTCTCCATCGAAAGTTCTTGAAGATAATCGTGTTTCTCTTTCATCGCTTCGTATTCAAGAAACTCATTGTAAGTAGACTCAGGCATGCCCAATGTCTCAATGAGGTGGGAATATGCTGCTACATGAAGAGCCTCACGAGCAGCAAACCCTGCGAGCATCATTCTAACTTCAGGCTGTGGGAAGTTAGGCAAGTAGTTATTTACATAACCACCCGCCACATCGATATCACCTTGAGTAAAGAAACGGAAGATGTTAGTAAGAAATCCTTTTTCTGCATCAGACAGTTTTGATTTCCAATCTTTTACATCTTCGTTCATTGGTACTTCTGTGTGTAACCAATGAGACTGTTCGTGCTTTAGCCAAGCATCGTATGCCCAAGCGTAGTTGAAAGGCTTGAAATAGCTCCTTTCATCTGTCAACTTCAATTTTGTAGCCATTTTTTTACCGGATTATGTTAGTAGGGATAGGTGTTTTCTTAATCGTTGGAAACTTGAAGTTTTCATCTTTGTGATGCATTCTTCTGTTTCTTGTTTCATCAGGGTAACCAACACCCATTAGCAACAATGGCTCTTTTTCTAAGCCTAAAACTTCTTGCATCTTTTGTGGCTGAAAACAACCGCAACAACCAGTAGAATAACCAAGAAGAGAACCAGTGAGGTTTAGATAACCTGCTGCAATACCTACCGCTGTGTCTCTATCTGAATTTTCTACTTGTTCTGTGTCGAATTCAAATTCTGGATTAGGGTGCTGTTGTACCTTATCTTCGTCATACTTTTCAAAAACTACGAGAAGATTGGCAAGAACTTGTGAATTAGTTTGCGGTTCGAACTTTGCAGTGTTTTCATTGATTGTTAGATAATTACCGAAACCAACTGTGTTTGCGTGTGCTTTTTCGATGACATCTCGGTTAGTGATGAAGTGTACTTTGTAGAAGGCTTTGTTCTGCTTGCTAGGACACTGTGTTACAGCCTCTAGCATAATATCTAAATCTTCTTGTGGAATTTCTTTCGACAAGTCCCAATTTCGTTGGCAGTGTTGGCTCTTATGAATTACTTTTTTCATGTCTTGCATTATATTTTTACTCCTGTTAGTTTTTTGATTAATTCATTTTCATAGGATTCATCAAACAAGTGATATACGACTATCTGTTCGGTGTATCTAATCATACATCTTCCGAACATTGTCATCGGTTGGGTCCTTAGATCACCTTCTTTGTAGTGTCTAGGTTTAAAAATTCTTCCGTCTTTTATCTCTGTGTCGAAATGATAATTTGGATGTCTTTTAGGGTCTGTTATTTTTACAAGTTTTTCTGCTAGTTTTTCGTTATGTTTTTCAAACGTGTCTATTAAGCCTAGATATCCTTCTTTGTATGCTCTGTCAGCAATTACAGAACCTAAAAGATTCATATGAATAAGAGTTTTTTTTCCTAGTTTAGGTTTATATGACGGTATAGAATATCCTCTACACAACACATATATGTTAGGATCTTCATCAAAAGGGTAATATCCGTGCCCAGATATTATCTGACCATCCTCTCGATAAATATAATAACCAGCCCTATTATCAAACCTCTTTTCTATATATATACAATGCAATAAACTACCAGGGCGATTTTCCCAGTCATGTGTCTTGAATACATCAGTACTGGGACGTTCGTCATTGTCTGCTACTTGACAAAAAGGCAGAATCTTTTCAATTGGGTAACGACTTGTTACCCTTTCAATCATTCTTTCTAACATTATCCTTCACATGCCAAGCATTCGTCATTGTTTACAAGTGCTGTCATGTCAATCTCTTTGATAATTTGACGTTCAATGCGATTAGATACTTTATCTGCTTTGCCTAGTTTCTCTGAACGACAATAGTAAAGTGTCTTCAAGCCTTGCTTCCATGCCATGTAGTGAATAGCATGTAGATACTTGATGTTAGAGTCAGGACGGAAGAATGTGTTGAGTGACTGCGCCTGATCGATAAACTCTTGTCTATCAGCGGCGTGTTCAATCACCCATCGCTGGTCAATCTCCATTGAGGTCTTGAATACATCTTTCTCCCACTGGTCTAAGAAAGTTAAGTGTTGGACTGATCCGTCGTTTGAGATGATCGATGACCAGATTTCGTCTTCTGCCTGTTTTGTTTCGCCAGCTTCAATCTTACTCTGAATGAGTTGTACCAGATACTTATTTTTGTTGAGAAAAGCTCCAGAAAGAGTGTCTTGCCTGTAAGCGTTCGCCCTAAAAGGTTCAATGGAAGGCGAAGTGTTGCCCATAATAATACTGCTACTAGCATTGGGAGCAATAGCCATAACATGACTAAATCTAAGACCTCGTCCCTTAGCGTCTGGGGCTTCACCTCTGGCTTCCCCCAGTTCTTTGTTTGCGTCATCGAGTTTTCCTCTTATGTGCTTGAACATTCTTAGGTTAGCGCCTTTAGCCATTGCGCTTTCCCACGGCAGATTCTTCTGCTGCAAGTAAGCGTGAAAGCCTAATGCGCCTACACCAATACTTCTTTCACGGCTTGCTGAGAACTTAGCTCGTGCGACTTGATCAGGTGCGTTGTCGATAAAATACTGTAGTACATTGTCTAGCATCTCTGCGATATCTTTGAGGAACAAACCGTTCTTGCTCCAAGCATCGTAATGCTCAAGATTCACAGATGACAAACAACATACTGCTGTTCTGTCTTTGTTTGTAGGCAGAATAATTTCTGAACATAAGTTAGATTGATGTACCTTAAGTCCTAATTCTTTCTGCCATTCAGGCAAGTGACGATTGCTTGTGTCAATGAAGTGAACATACGGTTCGCCTGTTTCCATACGAAGCTCAAGAATCTTCTGCCACAAATGCTTTGCTGACACTGTGTCTCTGATTTCACCTGAGTGTGGATCACATAGATTCCAACCATCGTCAGCATCAGAATCAGTCATACATCGTTCAATGATTTCCATGAAACGATCTGAGATGTTGATGCCGTGGTGAAGATTCAAACAGCGAACATTCGGATCACCTGTCGGCTTTCGCATCTCAAGATACATCATCACATCTGGGTGAGATATATCAAGATAAGTAGCGTAAGAGCCCCGTCTAGTGCGGCCTTGGCGATATGCGAGGCACGATGCATCGTAAGTCTTGAGATGAGGCATAACACCAACAGACTTATCATCAGAGGAACGGATACCAAAACCAATCCCAACGCCACCCCCAAGCATAGAAAGCCAATTTGTTTCAGAAAGGTTTTCAACGAGTCCCTCCGCTGTATCATTAATGTAGTTTAGAAAACATGAGATAGGCATGCCTTTCTTTGAACGACCAAAAGAGAGAATAGGAGTAGAATAGGAAAGCCAATGCTTGCTACTGTAATCATATAAACGCTGTGCGTGTTCTGGATTGCTACCAAACTTTGCGCTTACATGTGCGAATCGTTCTTGAGGAGACTCTTCGTCTTCTCGCATGTAGCTTTCTTTGAGTCTAGCTAGTCCTAACTTATCAAATAGCGCATCTCTGCTATAATCTATTTGAATTCCCATGTACTCTTTTTTTGCCATTATAGTTCCTCTACTGCCTTCGCTACATCTGGGAAATGCTGGCTGATAACATCCCAACATTTTTCTGCGATTTCAATATGTTCTTTTTGTGTGCCGTTAGCCATTCTCAATTTGCAGTAATGTACCCACGATCTGAGAGTGCCTGACATGTATAGTGTTGTTTCAGTATTACCTTCTGGTAGTACTGCCCTTGCTTGCTCTTTTGCTATTCCGTTCTCTAGCGCCCACTGGTAGGCATCGTTCGCTGCGTTGATGACTGCCTTTTGGGCCATGTTCCAACTTTCTGCCAACTCACGGTCTTCTGTTTCGATGCTGTTTTGACGATTCTTCTCGTCTTGTAATCGACATTCTCTCGTCTCGAAGTTGGTTGATTTTGCATATCTTTGTGAAAACTCCTGGAAACTGAAACTACGATGCCTTATAATCTGTCTAGAGATGTCACGAGTAGTGGTAATCTCCATTGTAACGGAAACCATCTCAAATGGGCTCCAATGTTCATGTTTTATGAGATATCCTAACAGTTTTGATGCAGTTTTTGGGTTGTTTTGATTGTCCGGGTTACTTACTCTTGCTGCGTATGCGATTAACTCATTTGCCGTGTAGCAACCTGTAGCTGCTGATGGCTGTGTCATACCAACTAGACTAACACTCATTAACATTTTCTCCATGCTGTAAATTCAAGTTCTGCTTCAAGTCCTTCATAAGTATTATTATCTATAATATACTGAATGTCTTCCTTTGTCAAGCCCGATAGTATCATATCGTTAATATCTTTTTCTTCAATGTCACTAGGCCACAAACAAACTCGATTGCCGGCTTTTATCTGCTTATGTATCAACGAACAGATTTCTTTGTTTCTGGGTTGATTGTCGAAGATTACCGTGAAATGAGTCAAGCCTATCTTGTCAATCTTATGAAACGATGAACCGGCGGCTGCGATTGCGTTGTCTAGAAAAAGACTGTCAATAGGACCTTCAACGATATAAACTTCCTTCTCTCTATCTATAACATCTAGACCAAAGATAGTAGGATCTTCTTCTTTTATTTTGAGATTTATGTATCGAAGTGTTTCTCCACGGATACCTCTCAATGCCATGCCTGAAAGTTGTCCGTCTTCTCGAATGAAAGGCAGACAAATTCTCGGCTGCTTTATATTTAGTGCTTTTGTATATTTAGGATTTAGTTGTGATAGATTGCGAATATCATCTACATAATACAAACGATTGAACTGCGACTCTGGGATCATTCTATTCTTTACATACTGAACTGCCTCGTGATCTTTAGGCAACGTGTCTAGTCTGTCCATCAGACCGTCAATAATGCTCAGCGGCTTATCGAATGTAGGCTTGAAATTAAATGCGTATGATGGATCAGGTTCTTTCTTAGGCTCAGGCTTTTCGTCTTGCTTGACAAACTTCTCTAGTACATATTCTTTGTACAGCATAGGATCCAACTGCTCGATAAACTTACCGACAGTTGTGCCATAGTCACAGTTATGACAGCGATAGAACATGTTGGCTTCTTTCTTGTAGAAATAGCCACGAGCTTTGTTCTTCTTTTCTGAGGAGTCACCACATATGATGCAGCGACAATTGAACAGATAATCGTCCTTGCGTGTAAACAGAGGCAAGCGATTTGATATCATGTTAATGTATTTCAGATCAATATAAAGGGACATAAAAAAACCTACACGTTTAGTATAGGTTTAGTATAGTATACTAAAGATGTAATGTCAAGTGTTATTTAAAAAAACCTGAAAGGCTTGGAAGTTCTGGTACAATCATAGAGAAAACAATCATAGCGCCTACAAGTATCCATCTCCAGCGCTCAAGAGCAACTAATCTATTTTCTATCTTATCGTTCTTGTCAATAAGATGTTCTTTGAGGTCCTTGATTGAATCTAGGACTTTATCTATTTCTTTGGACATTTTATTTTCGATCTCTCTAGTGTTTGATGTTAACCTCGAATGGAGGTCTTTTACCTCATGATCAAACTTGTCTTCAGCGGTGTTCATATCGGATCTCAAAGTTTCGAATTCTTTCTCGCCTTCATGCAATCGTTGTTCATGAACAGCAAGAATTTGACTGATATTATTTGAAACATCTGTAATCTTATCGAGTGCTGTTTCTAGTTTTGAAAACAACTGCCCGATTTGACTAACATCCTGTTTGACTAACGCCACTTCTGTTTCTAGAGTTTTAACTGTTGGCATCTTTCTTCTTCTTTTTTCTACGAACCATTGGCATCATGACTGGATCTCTTCCAGGCTCGCCTTTAGGTCCTACACCAATACCATCGATGCCGCCTGCGCCAACTGCATTTGCGACAACACCTTCCTCTTTCAAGAAAGAGCTAAAAGGTATCAGATTGTGTTCTAATAGTTTTGCTTGTTGCTCGACATCTTCAAAGGCAGAATACATTTCTAACAATGGTTCTACCTCTAATGAGTCTAAGTCTTGTTCTTTATGATCTTTAAGTATACTAAGTGCTGCGGCTACTGTCAAGAGTCTTTTTGCATTTCTGTCTGGAGACTTGACTAATGCTCGTTGAACTTTGAATACGAATCGTTGTAGTAAGGAATATGCGTCTTTTTCAGATGAGGTGGTAGGATTCTTAATTTTCTTACCTTCAGCATCCACAATGCCTAATTTGTAGGCATCAGAATTTTCAATAGGAGTGGCAAGCATCCTAATGATTCTGTATGTTACGTAGGCATCTGTTAATCTTGACACTATAGTTTCCTTAAGACTTGTATAAGTTCTTGGTTTAAAGGTATATCTGTTTCTTTAATACCAGGAGAAACTACAGTCTCTAACGGCATTCTATGTAAGTAAACAAGATAAGTTTTTAAATCAGACCAATATTCTGGATCTAACTTGTAAAACAACATATCTGTTGCTGCATCACCGAAAACATTGTATATAACAACTAGATGATTCAATACTAGTCGTTCGCTGACTTCACCTGTTTTTTTATACCTACTTAAAAGACGTTTAACATATTTGAATCGTTTTAAGTCGTCTTCCAAATCTTTCATTCCAAGTGAACCTGGGCTGTGATAATTTTTTATAGCATAAATCAAAAAATTATCTTCATTCAATTGTAGCATTATGTAATCCTATGATACTGTAGCGGTACCTCCAATGAAATACCATTTGCTATTAGTATATAGTAGGGTTGCAGTTTCGCCTGCTGCATCAAATACTACATCTCTTGCCATAGTAGAACCTTGCAAGGTGCAAATATGGCCGCCAGTATTCGAAGTCATAATTATAATTTTTAGTTGGCCTTCGGTGCCGTTTCCTATAGTGAAGTTACCTCCAACATCAACATTGTTAATAAGCGTGATATTAGTAGTAGTGATAATTTCGCCCACGGCGGTCATAGTGTTAGTATCAGTAATAGCAATTGTATCACTAAACTTTACAGGTGTTGCTACGTCAGAAAACAAAGTAGCAACAGTTGTCTTTTTACTGTTACTACCTTGTACTGTATAAAGGATATCAGTTCCAGCGGCCGCAGTGGCCGCTGTTAGTTCTGATAGTTTCGCATCTGCCATATTAAATACTCCTTAAATAAAAAGTATTTATACGGTTTCTGTTAATGTTGCTGCTGTTGAAGTAACGTCTGCTGCGCCAGTGTCAGCGGCAGAAACTACTACACGATACTGATAAGTATCAAGACCAGTGTTGTCAGAAACAGCTAGTGTATCAAGCGTAAAGTCACTGTACACACCGCCGTCGATAACACCGTCTACTGTTACCCAGTTAGCACCTGAGTCAAGCGATCTTTCCCAAGCGTATGAGATAGTTGCTGTTGGTGTTGCAGTAGCAACAACACTAAATGTTACCGCTGAACCAGTTGCATCACTGCGACTTGCTGGTTGTGTGCCAATCGCAAGTACTGTATCAGGAAATACTGAATCGTCTGCGTTATCTTCTGTAGGGGGAGTCTTCATAGCTACGAGGACTTCGTGCTTAACACGACTGCCAACAGTAGTACGCTTTACCCAACCAGTTTGTGCAATGCCTTCTGTCACTGCAATTTCGTTACGGTCTACACCGTAGATGTCACCTGCTGAAATAGTTGTATCAGCACTTGGTTTTGTAGTTCTTGACCATCCGGACATTATAGTTCTCCCGTTGTTTTAAATTGTTCTATAATTGTGTTGAGTTCTTTGTAGGCTTCAATTTTTTCTTTTGCTGAGCCTTCTTTAATTATTTTTCTGATTGAAGCTACTTGTTCATTTACATCATACTCGATGTGAGCAGTGCTTCTTTTCTTCGTAGGAGCCATGCCCTTTTGAGCACCTTTCTGCTTCATGTCTGCTTTAGCTATTTTTTTAACATCTTTAGCAGCTTGTCCGCTTTGTACTCTGTCAGCCGCTCTTCTAATCATAGCAAGTCTGTCAGGAGTAGCAGCAGGGTTGCCATATTCATCAAGTCTTTCAGTCTCTTCGTTTTGTCGCTTGAGAACTGCCTTGACTTGAGGATGATCTGACAAGCCTTTACGCATTTTTTCAATAGCATTAACGGCTCCAGTCATGTTGCCGCCTTTGTACCGCTTATCAGAAGCAATACCGATAGCTTGCTTAACTTGCATATCTTCTTCAAGTTCTACTTCTTCTTTTTTCATCAAAGAAGCTCTAGCTGCTGGATTGCTCATGTTGCTTTTACCAGCGTCTGGACCAAAGCCTTTAAGTTTGATTGCTTTCTTGATAGCTTTGTCTTTAGAACCCATGTACTCTGCTGTAGAAGTCTCAATCTTGCCGTCGCCGTCGTGGTCTTTCTTGGCCATCTTAGCTTCTTCAAGTGCTACGTCTACAACTTTAAAGAATTCTGCTTTCTTCTCTTCTGGAAGATCACGGATGTTATCAACACCGTAGTACTCTAGAGCAGCTTCAAACTGTTCTTTGTACATAGCGTTGAAGTTGATAACTTCTTCTTCTACGCCTGCTTTCATCTTCTCTTTTTTGAGTTCAGTTGGAAGCATACGGAACTTATCTCTTTTGCGAATAGAGAGGCGTCTAGCCCTGTTCTCTTCTTTCTTTCTCATTTTCTCTTCTTCGTCACCTTCTCTAGACTCTTTCATGTCTTTTTCTTTCTTCTTCATTTTCATTTTCTTGTTTTCGTCTTCGGGACCGTCTAGTATCTCAACCCCATCAACCATCTTTTCATCCAAGTCCACGGTAGTCTCCTCCGTTTGATATTTTGTTCGTTGCGTATGTAATTTTGTACGATTAAAGACAGTATCATCCTTCAACATGATATCAGTCATGTTGTGCATGTATTTTGCTAGGATATCTCTCTCAGTAGGCGTGAGTTGCTTGCCCATGTAAAGACTGCTCATGGCTTGCATGAGCATGGGGAGTTTTCGGCTAGGCACAAGACCTTGACGTACTAGCTGTTCTAATCGTTGTTTGTTTTGTTTTTCCATACTTGTATTTATAACAAAACAAACCTAGACCAGCTATCTTTTTATCTTAAATTTCTTTGCTGTTTGCTTCTTAGCAGTAGGACGTGCTGCTTTATACTTCTTAGCTTTTTGTGCGCCGCCCTTTCTGTTCTTCATGCGATTGATTTCTAGTTTACGCATTCCAGGAAGCATTCTTTGCGCTAGTCTTGATACTAAAGGAGCGTACATACCAATCAGCTTCTCAAGACGACCTTTCTCTGCTGGTGGTAACTTTGACCTGTCTCGTCCTTTCAATAGTCGCTTGTATATCATACCTTTTGCGCCACGTTGTGCTCGTTTCTTCAAACGATCTGGTGATGATCCTCGTCTAAGAGCAATACCACGAGCAACTTTTAGTCTTTGTCTATTCTTTCTAGCGGTAAACTTACGCTTGAGTCTTCCTTGTATTGACAATACTTCAGTGATGTTTACTTCATCATGTGGATCTGCTGAATTTAAATCATCTTCGAGTTCGTCTGGGTCATACATACCAAGTTCTATAGCTTGTTCCCAAGTAATAGCATCTGCTTCGTGTTCAAGTTCTTTGATGTCTTGCTTTGTGAGAGCGTAATCACCTAACTCAGGCGCTTCGTCAGCGTTGTCTTTACGATACTCTGCTTTAGTTTCGCCAGCCTCAGTTTCTTCTCTAACATACTCGTCTTTTACATTGAGTTTTTTGAGAGTAGACTGTTCTAAAGGCTTAACAGGATCTTCTTTAGGATTCTTTTGACCCGGAGTTACATCTTTCATGTAATCTGTGCCAGCAGGTGTTCCCCAATCCATAGCACCCATAGTTGAATTGTATTTAATTTCTTCGCCTAGTTTTCTCTCGCCAGCTCTTCGCTTAGAACCTAAGTAAGCAGCGATAGCCATTTGACGACGCTTAGAAGAATTTTTGCCCTTGAATTGAGGAGCGTCTGATTTGCTAAAATCTTTTACATAGTCACCGATGCTGTTTTTAGATGCATCAAGTTTTTCTAAGAGCGGACAACCTTTTGTATAGTCTGTGTCATCATCCCAATAATCCTTTTCAGCTTTTCTAGCTTGATGTTTTTCAATAGCTTTGCGTCTTTTAGCTGCTTCTGGATCAGGAGCTCCTGGGTGATACTTCGTAGCTTTAATTTTTTTACCAGAAGCTGTCGAATATTTCTGAGAAGCTGTCCTGCCTATAGTATTACTGAGTCTCAAAGGAGAGCTGCCAAATCCTGGCTTATCTTTAGACTTTTTTAACTTCGCTTTCTGCTCTGCTTTTTTCAGGTCATTTCTGTTTACGGTTTTTTGGTAATTATTAAGTGATTTGCCTTCTTCTTCTTTTATCTCATGCTTCTTTTCTACTTTGTCTTGTGCTTCTTTGGATAATTCTTTGTAGTGATACAAGTTTTGACTATCGGCAGTATGCTTCTCGCCTGTCATTACTTGGCCGTTGTGTGCGTGTTGAGGACCCGTCCACTCTTTACCGTCTTTTGTGTAGTGACCCTCAGACTTCCAAGAATGTTGTTTACCTTCGTTTTGAGAATTTCTGAAGTCTTGTGCTGTTGGGGCACCTTTAGAACCAGGCTTACGCATACGCTCTTTTGAGCCAGCTTTGATACGCTTTCTCTTTGCGTGGATATTATCCCAGAGGCCGCCTTCGTTTAAATGATCTTTAAAGCTCTTCATCTGTCTCTTCTACCTTTGGCTTTGGATTAGCATTCTCTTCGTAATATAGAATGACTGCGCTTTGAGATTCAATGAATCTTCTCAACTCGCCCATGTTTAGTGCTATATTTTCGTAATCAGGCACACTGATAGCAAAGAAAACTAAACTACCTTCTGCCTTTTCAAATCTTTCTATAAATTCGTCTATATTTTCTTTTGTAACAGCATAAAACTCTATGTCATATAGAGTAACAGGTTTAGGTCTAGGCTGAATAGGAATAGTCCTTTCAACATACTCTACCTGAGTTACTACTACTTTTTCTGGCTTACTAAAAAGAGAACAGGCTGTTAGACTACTCAGCAGGAGCAGGAACAGGCTTGCCCGTAATAGTTTCCATTTCATCGAATAACTTTGCTGTTGCATTATTAACTCTCGTTTCAATTAGTCCTGGCTTTTGTAAAGTCAAAACTGTAAGATTATGTCTTCTTAATTTACCTGCCAGATCATCTGAATATGCTTCTGCTGCGACTAACTGTGATCTAAGTTCATTGTTCGCTTGTTCAAACTGTGCCGCATCTGCTTGTAATCTACCAATAGTCTCTTGGCTAGTTTTAGCTGCGAGTTCTAGTCTGACGGCATTCTCTCTGAGCTGAGTCAGTCTAGCCTGTGTGTCATCGTAGTACATTTTACCTACAACACCCATGCTTATCATCATTAGAAGCATTACTAGGGCAAGTTTCATTCCCATTAGCAGTTCCACCTTCTACGGGCTGCCTTGCCTCGTTCGCCTGTCCAGCTACGTGATCTTGCACAGAATGATTTGCGTCTCTTAGCTGCTTTACTATCAGGGTCTAGTTTACTAGGAGGTGTAGTGACAGCGGTTTGTAGTTTACTACCTGGATTCTGTCTACGATATTTCTCAACACCTTTTTTAGTAAGACCGGCACCTTTATCAGTAGGGCGTTTGTGTCCGCCTTTCTGCGTCATGCCTTCCATGCCTTTTTCTTCTTCTAGAAACTCTCTGAAACTTTTCATCACTCACCTTTAAATGCAGTGAATAGTCCATAGGCGAGTCCTGCCCATGCCACTATTTTTACAATTCCGCCTAGAACAATGACACTGCCGCAGATAACAATTAAGGCAACACCGTCAAGTGTAGTTCTTTCTTTGAGCCTGTCTTTAATCCAGTTCATTTATTTTTTATTCCTAGATCGAGTTCTTTCTTTTGGCTTGAGTGCGTCTATTTCTTTTTGAAGTTTAGCAATCTCTTCCATAAGTTCTGTCGCACCACCAGGAGCAATAGGAGGATGTGACCATGCCTCTAATTGTTCGATTTTATTAGCTAGTCCGGGATACTCTGATGCCCACTTAGCTTCTTTCTTTGCTATATTTATATCGTATTTTTTAGCGAGATATTCCATGAAGTTATCTAACTTCGTTTGAAACCATCTGCCCATGCGAGTAGACAGAAACCATTTTCCGAAAGCAGAACCAAATATACCTGTTAAAGCTGCTCTAACTAATAGAATCCACATTAGTCGTTATCCTCTAGGTGTTTACAGTATTGATCCATGCTGTGGTCACGAACGCCGTCGAAGATTTCTTTCTTTCTCCAAGCTGCTCTACGACCACGCCAACCATCTTTAAATCTCTGCCACCAAGTCATCTTACGAACATTGCCGTAGAAGTTGATGTAGTGTAGTTCACCGTGATGCTTGAATCCAAGAAACACAGGTGGTACTTTAGGTACAATGTCGTTGTTGTTCACACAGCGGAAGTGAGGAACTTTCAGTTCTTTTGCCTTTGACCATGCTGCGTTTCGTGGACAACCGTATGTGTAGAGTGCTTCTGCTGTTGGATAGTGAAAACAGAAGATAGAAGCAATCGCTGCTCCGAGACTGTGACCTGTTACATACACTGGGCGCTTCTTGCGTCCCATGAGTTTCGCTACTTCGGCATGTACTTTGAGTTGTAGTTTTTCGTACTCTTCATAGAAACCTTCGTGAAAGCCTCTTTCGTGAGTTGCTTCCAAGTCAGCAAAGACATCACTCTTTTCAGTTGGCTCAGTGCCACGAAATGCTACAGTGATTCGGTCTTTGTTACCAACGACATACGCTTGTGCGCCTTCGATGTCAAAAAACTTAACACTAGTAAAGCCAAGTGCTTTCCATTCTTTGCGTACTTCTTTGTCTAGGTCTTTATATGCCAGTCTTGCAATACATGCGTGATGATGAAACTCAGTCGATAACATTATACTTCCTCCAATCTTTCCATTAATCTCTCAGCACGATTGGTGACTTGATTGTACCATCGTGAATCTCTACCTTCTTTTGCTGCCTCTTTCCAATCGCCTTCTGCAATTGCGGCATTGAATTTTTTAAATCCGCTGAGACGAGGACGTCCCATGTTAAACATCATGTTAACCAGGATCTGCTGGACTTCATCTGGTAGGTCTCCAAATGTCCCTTCTCCGTATAGAGTTCCACACTCTCCGATTGCAATATCGAGATCTCGCTCGAAACATGACCGGACTCTTTCTTCATTAACTGGAGTTCCAACTGGTTGTCCGAATTCCTCGTCACTCTCGAGGACAAGATGACCGACTCCAAAGGTAGGGAGCCCGAGATGGTCGAGATAGATGTCATACACTACTCCTTCATCTTCTTTTAATTGATTAAATACTGCTTCTCTGTTCATTTAAAAATGCTCCAAAAGATAATCTAGTTTGGCTTTCTTGTAATCCCATGCCACTTCTTGTAGCATTAAATAATTTCTTAGCATGTTCGTCTGATGCGTTTGGGTGTAGGCCTGACTTGAATGATTTATAATCGTTATTTCCTGCGTGTGCTCGCATCTTTGTACCACTCACACCTTCTGTGCCTTCAGAATCAGGATCTCTGTGTCCTGCTGAGACTACTTTGAGATGCTTGAAATGATACTGACCGTTAGGGCCGTTGTATTTATCAGCGAGTTTTTGAAACTCTTCTACTCTGTCTGAACCTGCAACCATTGTTACATGTGAATATCCATCTTTATGCATCTTGGCTAAATGTGCCATGAAATGAGGATGCTCTTTTGTTGATGCTTCCACGTTTGCGTCTGGGTGAATATGTTTTACATAGTCAACCTTGTGCTGTCCTGACAAAGGATTCTTGTGCTTGTCTTGTGAGTGACTGACAATAACTTTATGGTCAGCACCGTGCTTTTCAGCGGTTTTCATAACGTGGTCAACTACTTTACTGTGACCAGCAGTCGGAGGATTAAATCGTCCGAAACTGAATACCATATGCTTATCAGCCATTAGTCACCTGCCCTCGCAAAATTAGCAGCACTGAATTCGTGTCTGTGTACAAACTTAGACGGCTTGCCGTTGTGATGAACAACATAGCCTTCTGGATTTGTAGGAGCGCCTGCTATTTCGTGTCCTATTGTGTTATGTGAGTTGAGAGCGTTTGTTAGCACACCTTTTGCTTTTTGTAGGTGTTGCTGCATCGCAATGACGCTTTCAATATGTTCTTTGTTCTTATTTACATGACTCATCGTGTCATCGTGAGTCTTAGTATGTTTTGCTTTTGCTGCGTCTGTCTTGACACCAGCGACTTTCTTTTTCATTGCGGTAGAGTAATGTTTAGCAAAGCCTTCATGTGAAGGAGTAGAGCCGTCTCTTACTGTAGCGTTCATGTAAGTTTTAAGAGGAATTACATGCTTTGACACTGCTTCATGAGCCTCTTTCGGTGTCTTCTTAAATGCTTCAACTGCTGCGTCTAAATGCTTTTTGTATTCAGATTGGTCAGCCTGTGTGTACACTGCCTTAGACACATCGTGATGAATAGGTAACTGGTGTACATCTTCGTGATCTTTAAGTTCAGGAACATGACCTTGTTTGACTTTCATGTCCTCAAACTTCTTGCCTTCGTAGGCAGTGTGTACAGCAACACCTATCTTAGAATTCACTGCTTTCTGTGCGTGTTCTGAATCAGCAGGATGATGATAGGTGATAGTATTTGTCTTATATGACACACGATGTCCTTCGTGCTTGACATCACCAGCATGCATAATATCTGCTTGATAGACACCCTTGCCGTCATGTACTTTAGGCAGATGCTCAAGTGCTGCTTTTAGTTTACTAACAAGACCAGGAGCGTGTCCGTGATTCTTTTCAATGTCTTCGGGTGTGTAGTTTAGCTTAGGATTTTTGTTGAATACAGATTTAGAACCAACAAAGAATTTACCAGTTTCTGGGTGTGTGCCAAAGACAACAGAAGGACTACCATCGTATTTCATAGTAATCTTTGTGCTGCTCTTTCCGCCTCTGAGTTGCTCGTGAACACCATTCAGGGCGTGAAAGGCATGTGCAAACCCTTCTGAACCACCGTGAACAACATGATCTTCTACATGCTCTAGGTGTTTCAGCTTGTCGTCTGAACCCGCTTCTTCTTTTAAAAACTTGCTAAATTTCATCATAACTGTATTTATAATAATCGAGAATACGAGAAGTTAATTTTTTCTTTAACTGTGCCTTTTAATTCTGATTCTGGAGGCATACTTGTGGGTATTTTTATGACCATATGAACATCATCATAAGTAGTTTTATCTACTCTAGCATCTACCTCACACTTTCTGGCGCCTCGTACTACTGTGAAGCCTAGGTGATCTGATATTTTTGATAGCTCTGTCACAATCTGTAATCTTTCTATAAACTCTCTGTCGCCATGATGCCAACCAGTGAACGATTCGTCATAGCCACCTGCTTCCCAAAACTTGTCTTTATTGATAATAAAGACGTTAGGATGTCCTGGCCAAGGATGATACTCAAATGAGGCAGAAGAGTAAAAAGAAAAATAGTACAGTCTTTTTGGATTGAAGGTCACTCGCTTTAGAAACGCAATTGTTTCAGGTGAGAAGTTACAATCAATATCGGAGAATAATATGTTATCGCAAGTTGCTATGTCAGCAATTAAATTGCGACAACCATGACTATTAAATCCCAAATCTTCATCTACCCGCCATAATTGAAAGTTTGGATAGTCGAAATCTTTTACAATATCGTATGCAGGAAATTCTTTGGAACCATCATCCACAAGTATTATTTCAACTTGATGTGGATAATGCTTCCAAAGATTTAGTTGTTGTCGAAGTAGTTCAGGTTCATTGTAGTAAGTGTACCCGATTGTAAATCTACAGTCCTTTGATGCCATCCATTGCTTCCGTTACATCAATCTTGGTGACATCTTCTGCTGGAAAGTCAATTGTTCCGCCCTCTTGAAGCTGAAAATTTTCTCCGTGTGTCAGTGAATTGTTATCATACAGTTCAAAGCCAGCATATATTTCTTTTACATCTACTTCTAGCTTGCCTTCGAGGATATGTTGAAACTTAGTAATTGCTTCTCCAACTTGTTTCCACTTAGGCTCTTTCTTAAATCGCTCGATGATATATTCACCGCCATCTACGCACCGCCACATTGGCACTTCCATGCTACCAATGTTTTTGTAAACTCTAGTGCATGCTACTAACTTTAGGTTCATAATAAAACTCCGGGCATTTTTCTATTTCTGATAGGTTCACATCATATTTAGTCGCCAAAGTTTTAGCAGTATTTTTCCAATACATTTTGAAAGAAGGATCTAACGACTTACGACCAGCGATAACTACCTTTGCGATCTTTCTTTTCACATCTGATTCATTCATATTAAATTCCCAATCCTCAAGGAACAGCTTTAACACTGATTGGTTTAGCGGCATAGATTCGTTTTCTCAGTTCAGTTGAGCTTCATTTTCACATGACTCCATTAGATCGAGTTCTATTGCATGGACTCTATCATTAACAAAATCATGCCAACCGTCATCTTCCCATGGATCATACTCATCAGAATCTTCTGGTACTTCTTCTCCGTTGGCAGAAAGATATGCCATACGAGCCTCGACTAAATCTTCATAGTACTCTTCGTCTGCTATGATGTAGCCATCATGATATAAAGCTGAGCCAACAAAGTTGTAACCTTCATCTGTAAATTGACAAGTAATTCGAACCTTCTCGTCAATTTCTAACAGGTGGTCACCTAGAAACTCAACAAAAGGTAATACAGCAGACCATGCTGAAGTAACGCAAGCATAATCATCGGCAGCATCTTCGACAAATGCCCATTTTGCGCCTACTGAATCTATGTCTACCTTACCATCTTCGTTTCTTGGAAGGAACTCGGCATCAAACAATGACTTGTCATCACCAATAAGTCCTCCAAAGATTCGCTCAAATTCGGCTTCTGCTTCTGCACTGCCTTGAACTTGAATGTAGTTATCAACATGATTTGCCATATTACCTCCTAATGAATTTGAGTGGGCAGTTTCGCATCATGCCCAGGACATTACTACTAGCTGAATACTTTTGATCCAGCTGCTGCATAAGCTGCAGCAATCATTGCACGGCTAGGACGACCTAGACGATAAGCAGTTTTGCCTGACTTGTTTACATTAGCGTAAACAGGGTAGCCTGCTGCACGAAGTTCTGCTACTCGTGCGCTTACACGCTTAACACCGAACATGGAAGCTGCTTGTGCTTCAGTAAGTGTCTGACCTGAACGGAGGAAAGTAAGGATCTTCTCGTTCTGGTTCTTAGCAGGAGCTGCCTTAGCAGTTTTAGTTGTAGTAGTTGTAGCCATAATATAATCACCTTTGATTATTAACATTAAAATTAAACGACTTTGCGGTCGCTATTTGAGATCACTCTCAAATTCTTTAAACATGCTGACATTATACACATTAGGAAGCACAATGTCAAGCATTAAAATTTCTCAATTTCGCCTGTTTTTACGTTACGCATCTCGAGGACGACATACGAAACCTTAGGGCTTTGAGTCACTGAACCTGCCCATGTACAGGCATCGTTCCAGTTTAGAAATCCCATTTTCTCACAGGTATGCATACCTTCTTTCATACCGCCGAGATGATACTTCACCAATTCGACCTGACAAGGATAATTAGTATATTTCATTACACAAACTCCTTTGCCCATCGTTGGGCAGTTTCGAAATCTGGAGCATACTCCAGCATGGCGCCAAGAGCCGCCTCCATTTCGAGGCGATCACGATGGATCTCGTACTCGATCTGAGCACTGAGGCTATCACACTCTGCCTCAAGCTCCTCGGTGCTCCATTCGTCCCAATTAAAGCGAGGACGAATGCCATTCAGTTCCTTGTATCGGTCTGAGATATAACCAACAAGATCGTCACGGTTCCAAGTAGTTGTCATAATATTAGCCCTCACAGCTTGTTTTTTCATTCTATGCTTACATTATAGCACCTATTGAGGCAAATGTCAAGCATTATTTTCAATTATTTTCGTTTTTTTCGCCTAATAGAATCAATGACTTAGAAGCCTATATTATAGCAAGGAAAGGGTCTATTGTCAAGAACTAAAAGTCCAATGAAATCAATGACTTAGGAATCGTCTGAGACGCTTGCTAAGCGCCTGTGAGAGATAGTAGATTTACTGGTCTATTATTACAAATGAAGCGAAACTGCCTCTTGGACGCTCGATCCTAGCGTGGAACCCTTCGGTTCTTAATCGCCCCACGAGCCAGTCTGGGTCGTATATAGTGATAATATGCCTAGAATCATATTCTTGTAAAGCCGTATGCCCAGTGACCACGAGATTGTTGTCAAATAAAGAGAAGGTAGAGGTACAGTTTGCTATGTCGGGCCTGAAGTCTACGCATTCTCCATACTCCTGAACTCGTCTCTGCCAGAACCAGTTTGTTAATACTTTGTCTTCGGTTGTGATAATACTGATGGCGATTTTCTTAGGACCTAATGTCTTCATCCATTGTAGGGTGATAATAAGGTCTAGAAAATCTGAGTGACTGAAAACGCTATATGAAAAAATGTAATCAACGCTTCCGTTTCTTAGGATGGGATAGTCGGCATGATAGTCACCGTCGTGATTATATGCCCAGTTATATCTATTGAACTTTAGAAATTCTGCATTAGGAAAATCTTCCTTTCCTATCCTCAATGCTTCTTTGTCTAGATCGATACAGGTGTAGTTTTCTTCTTTTATTTTTCCTTCAGAAAAGAAAAGGAGATTCGCAGTATTACCACCGTAGTCTAATACCGTCGAATCTCCAACTTCTCCGAAAATATTTTCGAACATCGGATATCTGTTGTGTTGCTCTTCTCTCGTATACAAATTGTTCCACATAATATAAACTCAATTTTATCTAGATATTTCTTCCCAATCCATTCCGCCAAAGACTTGTTCTGAGTCTGTGGCGGCAGTAACTTCTAATACAAGAGGTTCACCTGTTCCTGTGAATGAGTTTCTTTCTAATTGAAACTTGAACAAGTCTGCTTTAGGTATAGTGATAGTAGGAGTACTTTGATTAGAAGAGTTAAAGAATCCACAAAACACGACATGTCCACCAGACGTTGCTGTTCCTATAAGTGTATATTCAACAGAAGAATCTGTCCCTGCGCTTGTCCAAGAAGCAGTTGTTACAGTTCCACCCTGTCTTAGTCTCCAGTGAAAGTTAATCCCGTTGCCTACGCCGATCAAAGAAATATTGCTTAGAATAACTATAGCATCTAATCTGTCAGGCGAGGCTTTCAGTCTTATAGCAGCTACAGGATAATAAACACCTTTATCAGCTAGTGCTTTAGCAGCAGTAATAGGAGTATTTATGGCAGACTGTTCTCCAGATAGTTGATATCCACCTTCTGATATAACAGTCGAACAGATTTGCTTTGCTGTGCTCGCTGATACAGTTATGCCCGTGTTGGTGAGTTCCTGTCTCAAAGGAAGCGAGGCAGTTGTCATGTAAGTTCCTGTCACTTCATTTGCGTGATGGAATACATGTGCAACGACAAACTTGCCATCAATAACAAAGCCTGATCTCACTGAACCTACGCCAAGCCATTCTAGATCCATCCAAAAGATTTGAGCCTTAGAAATGTCTAATGTCTCACCAGAAGGACCAGTGCCGTCAAGACTATCATAACTCCAACTGTCTTGGGCGATTTGTGTGTCTACCACTGAACCTGAGATAGAACTACGCTTGACAATGCTTAGTGTGCTATCAGTTTGCTCTAAGAATATACCGTTCTCTGTACCAAAATATCCTACTCTCTGTCTTAGATTTTCTTGAGCAGGAGCAAAAACAAAAGTTGTCATAATCAACAACGACTTGCCTGGTTGATATGCCATCACTCTTTTAGATTCACGAATGATTTCATCGCCGCTTGCAGTATCGATTGTTAAATCAATTAGACCCTCATCTGCATTGTGCGCTGAAGAGGCAGTACCACTAGTAGATTCATGCCATTTGTCGTTATCAACATAACGATGGCTAGACTCAAATAAAGTTAATGGATTAGAAGTTCTAGTTCTACCGAACGCATCAGATCCAGTGCTTGTAGCAGATGCGGACATTGTAACTGGAAATGGATTTTCATGTGTAACAACTTGACCATCCTTGGTCGCAATCATTGGAACTTCAAAGATTGTTTTGTCATGTCCGTGAGGACCAAATGTTTGTGTGTTCTTATTGAAGTTCGCCATTATATTGCCTTATTGTGTTTTTTTACTAATAGCATCAGCACCAAAGAAAGCGGATACCAATACTGCAATTGAAGCAAAGTATGTAGGAGCAATATCAGCAATCAATTGTGCTGCTTGTTCCATGCCCAACAATGAAGTAAGAGCAATACCAATAGGATATACTAAAAGTCCACATAGAGAGAACCAAGCCATCTTACGAATAGCATCTCTCTGAGCATCTTTATCTTCGAGTTCTTTGCGTCTGAACTCCATGTACATTTCGTGTTCTTTTTCACTGACTTGACCATCGCCGTTTGTATCGGCAGGATGAAATTGTGGTTTTTCTTCTTCAGCCATAGTGAGACCTCCCTTTCTCACTATTTATAAAGTTTAGAATTTGATTCCATCGAAGTCAGTTTTTATATTTTTCCTGTCGAACACTGGTGTATCATCGTACTTAGATGCGCCTGAATCAGTTAGACCTGCTTGCGAATCTTCTAAGTCAAACAGTTTCATTCTTGCTCTGTCAACACCAATCATGAATCGCTTGTTAGTTGTAGGATCAGCGTAACGATTCTTCAATTGCTTCACCATGATTTGACCTAACTGTTCTAACTCTTCTGTACTGATAAGAGCGAGCATCAAGTCGGCAGTCGCAGGAAGACCGAAAGACTCTGAAGTATCTGTCAACTCAACATCTGAATTGTTGTAACCGCCACGAGTAGTCTGTGTTGCTGTGACAATAGGAACGTCAAACTCTACTGCGAGGCCTCGAAGTTCTTCTGCAATGGACTTAATAATAGTGTAAGAATTTGCGCTAGACCCAGCACGAAAGCGACTACTAGTACAAATATTGAGATAATCAACGAATATAATGTCAGGCCTAAAATTTCTCTTGAGCTTAAGTTCATTGAGAAGGGACTTAAAATGGCCTGCGTGAGCCGATGCTGTCGGATACTCTTTAACAATGAGCCTACCTTGAATTTTTTCATTTAGTTTACTAATCCTATCATCAAACATACTTTTAGATAAATCTTTCAACTGACCAATAGGCAAGTTCATCAGATTCGCATCGATTCTTTCTGCAATTCGTTCTTCAGACATCTCTAATGTTATATATAACGCATTCTTACCTGCTGCGATATTCGCTGCTGCCATGTGACACATGAACAACGATTTACCAACACCAGTACCTGCGAGTGCTACATTGAGTGTCTTATTTGACAAACCACCGTTTGTAATCTTGTTGAACATTTCAAGATCAAAAGGCAGTTTCTCTTCTAGTCGATGATAGAAATCAAATCGCTCATCAGCATTTTCGATGTAGTCATGACCTACATTGTTATCAAAGCCTACACTCAATGCTTCTGATAGAATACTAGGCATCGCATCTTTGCTGAGAGTCTTGTTTCTGCCATCGAGAATACTAATGCTTTCCATCACGGCATTGTACAGTGCTTTGTCTTTACAAAACTTTTCAGTCTCGTCCAGAAGCCATTGGCTGTCTGCATCTTCTGTGTCTAGCGTTTCAATGATAGCCTGTATTTCACTGAATTCACTTTCAGTAACAGCTTTATCGTCTGTCACTGCAATGATAAGAGCTTGCTTCGAAGGCGCAGCGTTATAATTTTCAGTGTGTGTTGCTATCTTGTTGAAGACTATTCTGTCCTCGTTTCTAGAAAAATATTCAGGCTTGAGAAAAGGAATAACTTTCCTCAAATACTCTTCATTGTAACAAAGATTAGATAAAATAATTTGTTCTATTGATTGTTGCAAAGGTCTTCCTTAATAAATTCTTCACGGATTATTTCTACACATGCCTCACACAGATACAATTCTTCCGTATCTGTGTGAAAGCATACTGCTGTATCGTTTTCGTAAATCGTTGTTTGACAACGATCACATGCGCCTTTAGTCTTCAATCGCTTCGTAAACATCTGCAATATCTTCCTCTGTGATTTCTTCTTTCATGATACCATCTGAACTTGAGATTGTATATCGCTTTGAAATCCAGTCAATGAATGTTTGATCTGACAGAATAGGCAACCAGAAATCTTTCTTGTATGTATCAGTCTTTCGTGCTTTAGGTTCTACTGCTTCGCCAGTAGACATATCAACTCGCTGATACCAACCGTTGCTTGGCTTGATAACATGTCCTGATTCCATTGCCATGTCAAGAAGTCCTGACCACTTGCTGATACCACCTTCGAATGATACTTCAACAGGAATCTTAGACTTCTCACGAACGAAACGAGACTTCTCAACATTGATAATGAAGTTATAGCCTGTCAAGTCTTGACCAGTCTTTTCTTGCTGACGACCAATGATGTAGATGTTATCTGCTGAGTAGTAGATGCCTGTACCACCTGATACGACTGCCTTACTGAACATTTCCATAGTCTGATAAGTGTGATTCACAACTACCATAGGAATGTCTTTGATTGTCAAATGAGGAGTAACCATTCGGAACAACGACTTCATCTGCTTTGCTCGTGTCATGTCTGCTACTGACTTGCCGTCAAGTGCGTCTTCAACTTCTTTCTTCGATGCCAAGTTACCTACAGAATCTACAATCACAATCACATGATCGCCACGTTCAATGCCATTCATCTGAGACATTACATCGTGCTTCAACTGCTCAATGTCTGTGATAGGAGTATGAATCACTCGGCTAGTGTCAATAGCAAAAGTATCGAAGTATGCCTGAGGAGTACCAAACTCTGAATCGTAGAACAAAACAACCGCATCGTCATACTTGTCCAGATAAGACTTCGCAAGTAAAAGAGAGAACGCTGTCTTGAAGTGCTTCGAAGGACCTGCGAATACTGTAAGTCCAGGAGTAAGACCACCGTCTAGGCGACCACTGAGTGCTACATTCAAGGCAGGTACTGATGTTTGAATCAAATCTTTTGTAGTGAAGAATTTTGATTCGGTTAGAATAGCTGTATCTTTAATCGTGCTATTCTTTTTCAATCTTTCCATTAAGCTCATTTACTTTCTCCGTTCATCATTAATTTTTAAAGCTGTGTCAAAAATATTTAAATCATTATAACACAGAGTTTTCATGTGTGTCAAGTCTTTAGGAAAACAACTACCTCCGAAACCTAATTTTCCGTCTGGACCAGGAACGTCCCAATGAGTTCCTCCTGTCCACGAATCATGTGATAGAAGATTAGACACAAAGGAATAGTCTACGTTTTCTCTCTGACATATTTCATAGAATTCG